GCCATTACACCACCTGCCATAAACAAGTCTGCAAGTTCTGATGAGTATCCTAATGATTCTTTTAATTTATCGTTTTGGTCTTTAAGTAAATCTTCGTATTCTTTTGCTTTGTCTACTTGTTTTTGAACTTCTACTTCTTTCTTTTTTTCAATATCAAGAAGTTTAATTTGAGAGTCTAATTGTGCTAATAATCCTTTATTTAGGAATTTACCACTCTTTACAGTTTCTTCTATATAGTCTTTTCTAGCTTCAACTGCTGCGTTTAGTTTATCGGCGGCACTTGTTTGTGATTTAAGATTGTCTGCTAATTTTGAGGCAAACTCATTTGCAGCCTTGGTATTCTTTCCTGCTTTACCAAGAATGTCGGCTAATTCATTGGCGTAATTTCTAGCGCCAAGAAATGACTCTTCAATCTTTTTATAATCATCTGCCATTTAGAACCCTAAAGTTATTTAATTCCGAATGTTTGTTTCATCCCAGGAGGAACTTTATCCAAAGAACCATATGTTTGGATAAGTATCTTCTCTTGTTCTGAACTCATGTCTTTCACTTTTTGTTTAGACCTTTCAATGTCTTTTTCAATCTGTTTAAGTTTGTTATCGGTTTTAGCCTTTTCTATTCTGTGAAAGATTCTATCAATAAAACCCTCATCTACTCCTTTGGAAGATAAGACCTCTCTTAATTTAGTTGCTTTGATGGTTTTCATATAATATCCCTTTGTTATATTCTATAAATATGTAAAAACCCAACAAATATGTCGGGTTCTTATATTACTATTATTTTCTTGGTGTTTTTGACTTGATTTTTCTCATTTCTTTATCATGTGCCTTTTTTTCTTCTTGTTTGAATTCTATTATCTTACCGATATAGAAGTTTCTCGCCCAAACAGGCATATTGTAGACATCGGTGTGACTAAACCCACCATTTCCATGATATATGAGGTCAAAAATTTGAGAATGTAAATGCTTTCTATAATCACTCGGAAGGCCAAAAAAACCCGACATCCATAGGCAGTTGCATTTCTCTCTCTTCCCCGGTCTCCTCAGATACAAATTCAAATGTTAAATCAATATCGGGAACACTTTGGTTGATATACGCTCTGAGTGCCTTTGAATCTACTGCGAATAATTCATTGTCCACGAAATGATTGATGTCTTTTTGGTCATCTGACCCATCTACTGAAAGAATCATATTTTTCATTCTTGTAGTTAACTCTCTTGAAGTCATATCTTTTAATTTACGATTTGCCTTCTTAATTGCTTCTACTTGATGTTTAACTTTTCTTTCTTTAGATTCGGTCATCGCCATAAAGGTAACCTTTCTCTTTGAGGTTGGTAAAGTGAATTCGAACTCATTTTTATGTGGTTCTACTTGATTTTCACCCTCATAATCCTTATTTTGGAATTGAGTAAGGTCGATGTTTTCTTTTTGCTTTGTACCTGGCATAGTTGGGTCGTCAATTTCAACCTTATACTCTTTACCATACCCAAGTACTCTTGCAGCAATCATAATTGCGTTTTTATCACCTGTAACTAAATCTATGTATTTAATTGTTTCACCATCACCATTACCAACGATTAATGACTGAAATAATCTGTCTAAAACAGTTCCGTCTTTAATATATGATTGTGTGGTTAGGATATCTTCCTCTTTTGCGGTCATATACTTCATTTCAACCTTTCCACTTGATAGTGGGTTGTCTTTTGGGTATATAAGTCCTTTTGAGGGTAAATCTATAACTTCCGTAGGGAACTTATAGTCACGAACTTCTCTTTGTTCGTGGTCTTTGATAGCTTTTTGTACCATATCCTTGTCGGAAACTGGGTACTCATCTTCTAATCGTTCTTTTGCCATAATAAAACTCGTTTTATATCTTTTTTTGTTGTACTGTACTATAATATATATGTAACTGGACTATTATTAATACAAAAAGTCTCAAAATTGTTTTAATAATGAGACTTTAAGATTTTAAAATAGATTTTGGATTATCCCCAAGTATAACTACCTTCGGTTCCTGTTAGTGTAGTTACACCACATTCAAATCCATCTGGTAAATCACCATCATAGGTAATTTTTTCTCTTCCACCATAATCGAAGCCATTAATTGGGAGTCCCCAATCTTCATTTGCTTCTTTGATTGTAAAATGTGTTGCAGCTTCTTCACCATTGTCCTTGTCTTCCCAAGTACAATATGAATCATCACCAATCCACTCGACAATATTGTCTTCAATTCTTTTAACTATTAATTTTGCCATATCTTCTCTCCTTTTTGGTTAACCTTTAATAAATATGTAAATTAAATTAAAAAACCCACCTTATGGGGTGGGTTTCTTGTTTCAATTTTTATTACAATCCGTATTTAGTATTGTAGTATTGCGTAATCGTAAGTAAGTGTCATTTCTACTGTTGCCAAATCTTCTCCTGCATAATCCATGTCTGAGAAATTAGCTGATTGAATGTATGCACCTTTAAGTGTCCACTCTTCTACTTTATCACCAACAGGACCCAAACTGTTAAATGTGATATCTTTCTTATAGAAATCAGAGTATCCATCTCTACCTGTTACAGATTCATGATGTAGTCTTACCCACTCCATTACTGCTTGTGCAGCGGAAGGTACGACTGGGTCGTATAAAGTGATTGCTAAATCTTGCCACTCAGAACGACCTTTTACATATCTTCTAACATTGATATGGTCGATGGTAACTTTACCATTGTTTATTTCTGGTCTGGCTGCCGTTTTCACCAAGTATGCAGGAATTCCTTCGATGTACATGATGAACCTATTTGACATTTTAGGTTCAAAGTTGGTGAACATTATTTCATTTGGGTCTAATAATTGTGCCATTTAATTCTCCGTTTTCTCTTTCTAATAAATAGTCTTTATTTTATTTTTTATTCAGGGAACGCTGCGCCAGTTGGAAGTACATTGAAATCAAGTACTATAAACTCTGCAGTTTTCGCTGGTTGAATAAAGATTTCTCCTTTTAAGATGTTTCTATCTATAATATCGGGTGTATTGTTTGATTCGTCCATAATAACTCGGAATGCGTAAAGACCTTGTCTTTGTTGTACTGATTCTAAGTAAGGGTTAACTATACTTAGGAATCTGTTTCTTGTTGCTGCCGTATTATTTTCGAACAATAAATACCTTGAAGATGATGCGATGAACTTCTTCAATGCGATTAGTAATCTTCTTACATTAATTCTGTCAAGAGCTGAAGGTCTAGCTTGAAGTGTCTTCTGACCAAATACCGTAGCACCTTGTCCAGGGAATGTAGCGATTGGGTTAATTCTATTTTCGTATAATGTATCTCTCTCGTCATGAGTCAATCTTGACTTAACTTCGATTACATTTGATAAACCACCTCTATTTAAACCTGCGGGTGCGAACCATGGTTCAGCAACTGCGTCATTAAATGCGATAACACCTGGTAATACAACACTTGGTGGTACCCAGACTGGTTTATTTTTGTCTGTATCAAGAATCTTACACCATGGGTGATAAGTTCCGACATAGTTTGAATCGAATGAACTTAGTGAGTTAACTACTGTTGAGATTGAATCTGTGTAAGAACCTGCGTCCATTACGAAGAATGCATCTTGTCTGTCTTCACACATATCTTTTGCAAAAGTAGTTACTGAAGAGTGTAGTCTATTGATTACACCTGGTAATACTAATAGGTTCATATCATATTCATCAGGATTTGACATTGCGTTAATAGCTTTTCTCATTGCGATTGTACCACCTGCGGTTGCTGATGATAAATCCAATCCTTGCATATTACCTGCAACAATGTTTGTTCCTGTTAGTACTGTTCTGTTTGGTGCGAATCCATCGAACCCACCTTGGAATGGTACTAAGAATTTTTTATTGTCTATAAGACCATCGTTCAATGCAATTGCTGCTCCATTAGAAGTACATTGACTTAATAAGAACTTAGTTCCAACAGTTTCAGAACTTGAGTCTGGAATTGGGTTTAAGTAGTTTAAGTTATCTGTATTTGTAAAGTCGAATGAATAACCTAAGAATGCTCTTTTGTTAAATTCATTTGCAATTGACTGGTCTGTTACATATGTAGGACTTGGTAAATTATGTCCACTATGTATAGGTGACTTAACTGCTGCGAATCCGAAAGGAACAAGACTTGCATCAAGTGCTCCACCATCCATATCACTATTTACTTCTACTCTAATGTTTACAGATGCGTTTGGATAATCCCCATTTGAAGTAACTTTACCATTGTTATCAACAGTAATATACTTGTCACCAATAACTCTTTTAATGTAGTTAGGTGAATTAGGGTCTAAGTTAAGTCCACTAAATTCTTCTATAATACTTGGTCTAACATCACTATCTTGAACAGTTTGACCAAATATAGAATTAGCAATTTTAGAAGTATCTACTCTTCGTAGGATAACACTAAATGTTCCGTACTCAGAACCAGGAACTTCATTTGCTGGTTTAATATCTCTAATACCAATTTTAAATTCGTAGTTTGTCGAAGTACCATGTGACAATGTGTGGAATCTAAATAAGTTTTTACTTGTACCTGATACATCTTGTGATATGATGAAAGGTGTTGAAGCTTCTTGGTATGCTTTTGTATAGTCAGTTTTTCTAAATGTATCAACTTCTACATTACAATTAGGGTCAGCTGCGAAAGATGACGATTGGAATGAATTGAAGTTCATATATAGGTAACCAAATTCCGAACCATTTTTAGGAGATGAACCAAGTGTTTTTCCAATGTAGTTTACTGCGCTTGGGTCTAATGATGCGGTTGCTATTGCAAGTACTGCTGACTCTGATAAACCTGTTACTGCACCCGATGCACTCATATAAAGTGCGAAGTTAGATGCCGAAACATCTGGTGTTGGTGAAGCTGCTGAACCACTCAAGTTTGTTACAAGTGACCTATCAAATGAACCTGTTGAGTTTGCAACACCACCGAAAGGTACTTTTGTAGTAGGGTGAATTACTGCTGCTACTGAACCACTAATCTTTAATACTAAAGGTTCAACAGTATAACCACTCTGTCCTAATACTCTTACGATAGTCGCAGTTCCTGCGTCTTCTAAATATGATTGTGCAGTATAAGGTAGGTATGAATCTTCTGTCAAACCACCAAATACTTGTTGAAATTCTTGAAAGGACTCTACCTGTGTTGGTACGAATGCAGGCCCCTTTATACTTTGTCCTATAAGTGCCGCACCTATCTCTCCTATACCTTGTGGTAAGAATGAGAGGTCTTTTTCTCTTGTGAATACACCTGGACTAACAATTCTTTCTGCCATTATTTTCTCCTAAATTAAATCTTTGGGTTTACCTTTATATAAATACTCCAAAAATTTCCAAAACGAATACTTATTTGTTAGGTGTGAAAGTATTTGTAGCCACATCGTAAGTTCCCTCACCATATTTAGCTCTCAACTCCACACTTAATTCTCTTTCCTCGTTGGATAATTCTCTGTAAGATTCCATCAAAGTGTTCTTTTCAAGTTTCATTTCATTGAATTGGGCTTCCATGTTTTGAATACCAATTTCAATCTCACCTAACCTTGATGTAATTGATAGAGTTTTACTTTGAATTTCCGTAATTTTTTTAACTTCTTCTTCCGAAAAACTTTTTATTTCTTTTTCTGCCATAACATATTAATTTTATTTACTACACTTATAAATATGGAAAAATTATTCATTACCACTCTTTTTAGAGATTTTAATGCCAGAAAGACTTGGGTCTTCTGAAAATGAAACTTTTCCAATCGATACTGTTCGTTTAGTATTGTTGTTTAGTCCGACATATTCTGGAACGATATAAGCCTTAGTTACTAAAGATATTGTTGCTTTAGTAATTCTATCTTGACCCATCTCGGACATTGTTTCAAATGAGTAAGAATCACCTTTTATTACAAACTTATATCTTTCACCAAAAGAACGACCTTGGAAAAATACAATTTGCTCTACAACTTTGTTAACTTGTTCCATATAGTCACACCAAACTATCACTTCATATTGTAAATCAACATAATCAGGTCTTTCAACTGACATAAATTCTTTCTTTGGATTTTCTCCTGTCAGTATTGCAAATTGGTCGTACTTATTAAGTTTATTGTACTTTCTTTCAAAGAACTGATGTGTATCTTCGTTTTGTGCAACTTTTAATTTTGCTAAATCGGTGTTTACTGATAGATTATCTCTTTTAAAAACAATAACGGGAGTTAACATCATTCCGTTTTCGTCTCTCATAAACCCATCTCGTTGTGCACTTGCCCACTTTTCAGGTGATGCATACATTACAGGAACAGGATAAAATCTTCCATCATCCTCAACAGTTGGTCTTACATCCTTTTCTAAAAAGTTTTTAAATGCAGAATCGATATCGTAAATACCAACACTTACATTTTTTACATTATCCTTATCCCTTCTATACTGCTTTGCTTTATTTAATATAGGGTCAGGTGATGTAGAAGATTGTGTTTGTATAATCTGAGGTTTCGAGTTGTCTGTATTTCTGTATTTAGTTGCCATCGTTTATAGTCCCATTGGTACTTCGTTATCATTTTGGTTTGAATTACCGAATCTTGTTTCTACTAATTTAATACTTGTTTGTCTTGTAACATGACTATCACATATAATAGATACATTTAAACCTTGAGCATCACCACCATCCCAATACTGAGGATTCTTTCCTGCAAAGTATTGATATGAGTATGATGCGTCTATTAGATGATATTCATTATTCCATTGTACAATATCACCAACTGCAGGTACTAAATCTTTTTCTTTTAATGTATCTCTTAAAAACTTAAACTGAACTTCACGAGAATATGATTGTCCAAACTCATCAGATATTTGTGCTGCTTGATTTCTTTCTACTAAACATGGTATTTTTATTGGATTGTGAAATACTTTATTGTCACCCTCACCATATAAATTAGATTTGGTTTCAGTAATCGCAACCATATAGTAATACACTTCTGTATCAATTATATCATTAATGAGTTCTTTGTTCAATTTATTAAACAAACTCATATCTCTTTGTCCACCGAACAATGCCATAAATTACCCTATAAAAATTGGTCTTGGTACTCTGTTTAAAGTTTCCTCTAAGTATTCAGACTCTTCTTTTTTTGCTTCCATTAATGCTCTACGAGAAGTTGATTCTAACATTTCTTTCAAGTCAGTTAACAAAGTTTCTTTTTCAGCCGAAGCTTCATTTCTTAAATCAGACCCATCAAGTGTTACATCTGCACCTGGTATAGGAATAGAACTAAATTTAGCTCTGATAGCACCTAACATTTCTTTTGCTAATGCCAATGCGTATCGTGCAATCCATTGTTTACCTGCACTATTCATATTAGTATATGTTAATCTTCCAAATGGTGCGTTTGATAAATCACTTACAACATTTGAATTTGCAATTGGTGATTTACTTTCACTTTCTAATGTATAATCGAAATATACTTTTGCACCTGTATCTTTTCCTTGAGGGAATGGATATAATCTAATTCGTTGTCCATCTATATGGAATCCATATGATGATTTTCTAATATAATCATTAAATTCAATTGCTTGTAATCTTAATAAGTCATCAAACATTGGTTGCATCATGAATGAAACACCTGGCGAGTAATTACCCCATCCAAAAGTTTCTAACATTTGCTGAGAACCTAATCCTGTTCCGATGAATGGGTCAAAGTATCTTATGATTGCTGGTGGTTGTGTATGGAATACTCGTCTAAGTACGATACCATCATTTACTGAACCATTTTCTAAGTTCACCACATTTGCATCAGATAAATCATAAATTTGTTTACCTGCCACCATTTCAAAAGAACCTGTATATACTGTTACTCGTCCACCACTTAATGCTTCAGTACCATAATCTTTTGCTATACTAACCATACCATTTAGATTTGGTGCAATCTCAGTATCAGACAAATCAGTACCTAAAGCAGTACCTTGTATTGACAACATATTTTCTTTTGCTCTGTATTGATTTACTTGTGAAGAGTATTCGTTAGCTGCTTCTTCAAGACAAGTAAAAAAGTTTATATCTTGCAACTCGACATCTACGATTGGGTATCCCAATCTCTTCGCACACCATTCTGCTACTTTCGGAGCGTCATTCTGAAATTGAGTATCAGAATCAAAGAATCCGAAAGGAGTTGATGAACCACTTGAAAATGAACCTGAACCAGGCCATATTGGAATGTTTACTGCCATTTAATTCTCCTCTATGTATATAAATATGGAAATAATTAGCTTTCCCTATTTTCCATGAACGAAACTACAATATAACGAGTACCTTTAGTGGTTGCACGCGCTCCATGCTTATGAGTTATATTGCCAGGATGTAATGTTGCGTAACCAATTGGATTTTTTACTAACTTCTTTTGTCTTCTGAACCAAGTACCACCACCTTCGTATTCATCTAAATCTGATAGTTGTACTAAACAAGTAATATCTGCCCTATCGTGATGTATTCCCAAGTGTCCTTGTGCAGTTGGTATATATTTTGCTAAAAAGTTTTCGGAACTCATACTATCCCATCCTTTACCTTCTAACGCCCATAAATATACTGCAACTTGCATAACATAGTCTTTCAATACATCATTATATATCTCGTCCATTCCAATTTCTGTTATCAACATATCAGTTGTTGGGTAATTTTCATGTCGGTCAAAAGTCCATCTATTAGAATGTTCGGCTTCTTCTCTAATCATTTTACAAAATTCTTCAGTAAATAAAGGAAATTGAAAACAACTATCAAATGGTTCGTCTACTATCAAATCCCATTCCTTTGTACGAGCTGAATATGATATGAATTTTTTTGTCCACTCATCTTTGTTGTCCCAATATGTGTATAGTTCTGGATGAAGTTTTTCAAATCCAAAATCTTCTGGCGGAGTAAATCCTCTTGCCTCATCTGGTAACTTATCATTCACCAAATTATACCACTCTACATATCTGTCACTCCAATTTTGTTTTCTTGCAAATTGTTCAGCACTATCTAACAACTTCTTGTGTTCTTTTACTTGTTGACTTGAAAAAGCAAATGCTGCGATAAATGTATATCGCATAAGGCCTGTATTTTTATTTTCCCATTTGTAGTTATCAGGGGAACTATCATCAAATGGAGTTTCACCTGACTCATGAGTATGTGAACTTATTAATGTACTTTTATTATCGAGTAAGTGTTTTAAATTACCTGTATCAGATGATAGAAGTTTAACTCGACCCATCATCATTTCAAGAGCAGTTATACAATATGTTTCAGGATACTGAGATGGGTAAATCCACCACTCAGAAGATTTAATTTGTTTGTATAACTCAGATGGATTTAGTGAACCTAAATAATGTACATCAAAGTCTCTTTCATAAGTTGGGTAATCTTTTTTTATTCGTTCTAAAGTGTCCCAATCATTAGTATAAGGTGGTGATGCAACCCACAAAGTTAAATTAGGATTAATGTTTTTTAAATCATCCCAAATATTTAACAGATTCCACAATCCTCTATCAGGTCCAGATGTGTAAATTACTTTGTCTTTAAATTTTTCTTGTTGGATGGAATCAAAGTCGGATGGGTTTATAGCATTTCCTATAACTTTAACCTTTTCAGAGTTTAAATTATATTTTTTCACTAATTGACCCTTTTGCCACTCTGATACTGCGATTATATTTGTTAATTTAGGATGGTTTAGATAATCTACTCCATCATTTGGAAGAGTCTCACCATTATACCATGAATAGAACTCTAAATTATGTATCCAAAAGTAAGAACTATCGAATGTTATATTTTTATCTTCTAAAACTTTAAAGTAATGAATGTAATTTGATGCAATAACAACATCAAAGTGTTGATTGTTATCAATACTGTCATAATCAATAAATTTTAGATTATTTGTTTGACTATTTGAAACTTCACCTGTAATTATTACCTCGTGACCTTTCTTTTCAAACTCTTTAGCTAAGTTAATGACGCAATATTCAGAACCACCCATACCTTTTTGTTTTAGTATGGTGTCATTAATTGGTTCGTTTTGATATCCTACTGTAAATAAAACTCTCATATCTATTCTACTATATAATTAACAAATTCTTCGTTTTTACCATATCTGTCATAATCTCTATAACTGATATCTTTTATTGAATGGTTTTTTTCATAATCCCACATCCAATCTTCTTTTCCTAATTCCTCAAATCTATCCTTTATTTGAGTATCATAATAATCTCTAATTAACCTTGCTCTTCGGTTAATATCAACTCTATTGTTGTCAACAGTAGAGTCTCCATTATTATATTGTACATATAACATTTTTTTAAGATGAATAAATTTAGTTTCTAAAAATGTTTTAATAATTAATTCTAAATCATCTGCGACTGAAATATTTCTATTGTGTCCTCTGATTTTATGATACACATCTCGATTCCAAACTCTACAATGGTTTGGCATCCCAATATTAAATCTAATTGTTTTTGGATTTATTTCAGGATAATGATGTACTAACCACTCTTTATCATCAATCTCTTGCCAAGTATGACCTGCGTAACCCCATACAAATCCATTCTCAGAATGACCATACCAATCATCACCTATGTAACCATATATTCTCGGTGAATTATCCTTTTCAACTTCAGTTACATCTGTATAAATAAATCCAGCATCTGTATGTTTCTTACTTGCGTCAAGAACATCTTCTAAACAAGTTGATATTAACCAATCATCGTGGTCTAATTCAAATAACCACTCACCATTACATAACATTGCCGCTCTATGTTTAGCCTCACCAACATTTCCACCTGATATTGGTGATATTCTATATGGTTTTACCCTATAATCTAATTTAGCTATATGATTTATCATTTGCCAAGTTAAATGATGGTCTTCTGGTGAATCATCTACCACAACCCACTCCCAATTCTGATATGTTTGTTCTAATAGAGATTTGTATGTTCTAAATATTCTATTTTCAGTTTTATATGTTGGAGTGAATACTGATAATAGTGGTGAATCTTCATTACTATAAACTCTATTTGATTCACATGACCAAAAAGTTGACTGACAAACTACATCATTCGCTATTACATTATCAGGATAAATTTCTTCTGCATTAACTATCTTAGATTTTACAATATCATCGGTTACATTTTGTAATTCCGATGGAATTTCACCTATTACATAAATAATATCAGCTTTATGTTTGGATAAATGTGATTTCCAATTTTTAGCATCTCTGTATGAATAAATTACAACATTTTCGAATAAATCTTCTTCGTGATAGATGTCGGATGTTAATTCGTATTTACCAAATCGTTTCCAACCATATACTAATGCCGTTGGTAAAGTAGTCTTTTGCATATCTTATCTGTAAGGTTCACCACCAACCCATAAAACAAATGATTTTCGTATACCACTTGTTACGGGAGTTACTCTATGTAAATAAAATGAAGGAAATATAATCGCTGCTCCTTTTTTAGAAGGTGCAGTCAATTCTTTTCCAATATTAAATTGTAAGTCACCACCTTCGTATTCATTTGAATCTGAAAGTTGTACTGTTACTGATATTTTTCTTTGATTTTGTATCTCTATACCACAATCCATATGCCAATCATACCCACCTTCTTGACTTCCGTAATATTCAGTATATTGAATTGATTCATTCATAGTAGATAAATCAAACTTCCACATTTTTTGATTTGATTCTACAATCATATTGTGAAGTTTTTCATAAACCCATCCCCATTCTTGATTTTGAGGACACCATTTTACTCTTGATTTTCTATAATCTGATTTTTTTGATGATTCACCTTCACCTGTTGCTGCATCTTCAAATGGAAGGAGTTTGGTCATTTGTTCTATTTGACTTAATTCAGTTGAATCAAACCCATCTGCGAACCAATAATAATCTGTGAAATTTACATCCCATCTATGAGGGTTTCTATCGAATCCAAAATTTGCTCTCATAACTTTTTTAATGTTTGTATATAAATATGAAAAATAATTTAGTAAAAGCTACCACTATGTACAGACCTTATGATATAGACATCATCACCTGAAGACCATCCATTTGGTTTAAATGTTAGTATACCACCTTGAACTTCAAAATATCCTAAACCACTCATCGAAGCCCCTTGAGCACCAATTACACCTTTTACACCTTGAACACCCGTATTACCTTTAACGCCAGTACGACCACCTGAGCCAGTTGCACCTTTATTACCTGCATTACCTTGAGCACCTTGAACACCACCACCACCTGTTGTACCTTTAGAACCTTTATCGCCTGAATTACCTGTTTTACCTTTTAGACCTTGTAAACCTACTGCGCCTGTATTACCTTTATCACCTGCGAGGCCTGTATTCCCTTTAATACCCGTTCTACCGCCAGAGCCAGTTGCACCTTTATTACCTGCATCACCTTGAGCTCCAACTGCACCTTGGTTTCCTGTATTACCTTTAGAACCCTTATCGCCTGCATCACCTTGAGCTCCAACTGCACCTTGTAAGCCCGTTGCACCCGTATTACCTTTATCACCTGCTACGCCTGTATTACCTTTTACACCAGTACGACCACTTGAACCAGTTGCACCTTTATTACCTGCATCACCTTGAGCTCCAACTGCACCTTGATTACCTTGGTTACCTTTTGCACCTTTATTACCTGCGAGGCCGGTATTACCTTTATTTCCTTTAACACCTTGGTTACCAGTATTTCCTTTATTACCTGCATCACCTTGAGGACCTGTTGCACCTTTTACACCTGTTCTACCACCTGAGCCAGTAACACCTTTATTACCTGCAGCACCTTGAGCACCAAGTAGACCTTGATTACCAGTATTTCCTTTAGAACCCTTATCGCCTGAGTTACCTGTTTTACCTTTTAGACCTTGTAAACCTACTGCGCCTGTATTACCTTTGTTTCCGGCAACACCCGTATTACCTTTTACACCTGTTCTACCACCTGAGCCAGTAGCACCTTTATTACCTGCATTACCCTTAGTACCTTTATCACCTTGGTTACCAGTATCTCCTTTAACACCTTTATCACCTGCGAGGCCTGTATTACCTTTTAGACCTTGTAAACCTACTGCGCCTGTATTACCTTTGTTACCTGCATCGCCAGTATTACCTTTTACACCTGTTCTACCAGTTGAGCCAGTAGCACCTTTATTACCTGCATCACCTTGAGCTCCAATTGCACCTTGTAAACCTACTGCGCCAGTATTTCCTTTAGAACCTTTATCGCCCGAATTACCTTTTGCACCTTTTAGACCTTGTAAGCCCGTTGCACCCGTATTACCTTTATTACCTGCGAGGCCTGTATTCCCTTTAATACCCGTTCTACCACCTGAGCCAGTAGAACCCTTATTACCTGCGAGGCCTGTATTTCCTTTAACACCTTGGTTACCAGTATTTCCTTTACTACCCTTATTACCTGCATCACCTTGAGCTCCAACTGCACCTTGTCGACCTACTGCGCCTGTATTACCTTTGTTACCTGCTACGCCTGTATTACCTTTTACACCAGTACGACCACCTGAGCCCGTACCACCTTTATTACCCGTATTTCCTTTTGCACCTGTTAGTCCTGTATCACCAGTATTTCCCTTAGCACCTTTATTACCTGCGAGGCCTGTATTTCCTTTATTTCCTTTAGCACCTTGATTACCTTGATTACCTTTAGCACCTGCGAGGCCTGTATTTCCTTTTGCACCTGTTGCACCTGCCGAACCTGCAGCACCTTTATTACCTGCGAGGCCTGTATTTCCTTTTACACCTTGGTTTCCTGTATTACCTTTAGAACCTTTATCGCCTGAATTACCTGTTTTACCTTTTAGACCTTGTAAGCCCGTTGCACCCGTATTACCTTTATTACCTGCGAGGCCTGTATTCCCTTTTACACCTGTTCTACCACCTGAGCCAGTAACACCTTTATTACCTGCAGCACCTTGGTTACCCTTAACACCTTGATTACCAGTATTTCCTTTAGCACCTTTATTACCTGCGAGGCCGGTATTACCTTTATTTCCCTTTGCACCTTGGTTTCCTGTATTACCTTTAGCACCTGCAACACCCGTATTACCCTTAACGCCTGTTCTACCAGTTGAGCCAGTAGAACCTTTATTACCTGTATTACCTTTGTTACCCTTAGCACCTTGGTCACCTGCCGAGCCAGTATTACCTTTTGCACCTTTATTGCCCGAATTACCTTTTGCACCTTTTAGACCTTGTCGACCTGTGTTTCCTGTTGACCCTTTGTTTCCTGCAGAACCCGTATTACCCTTAACGCCTGTTCTACCACCTGAGCCAGTAGAACCTTTATTACCTTGAGCACCTTGGTTACCCTTAGCACCTTGTAGACCTGTATTTCCTTTAGCACCAGTTTCACCTGCGAGGCCTGTATTTCCCTTTGAACCTTGATTACCAGTATTTCCTTTAGCACCTTTATTACCTGCGAGGCCTGTATTTCCTTTTGAACCTTGTCGACCAACTGAGCCAGTAGCACCTTTATTTCCTGCAAGACCCGTATTACCTTTTGAACCTTGATTACCAGTATTTCCTTTTGAACCTTTTGCACCTGCGAGGCCTGTATTTCCTTTTGAACCTTGATTACCAGTATTTCCTTTAGCACCTTTATTACCTGCGAGGCCTGTATTTCCTTTTGCGCCTGTTCTACCACCTGAGCCAGTAGAACCTTTATTTCCTGCGAGGCCTGTATTTCCTTTTGAACCTTGTCGACCTGTATTACCTGTTGAACCTTTATTACCTGCGAGGCCTGTATTTCCTTTAGCACCTTGTAGACCCGTATTTCCTTTAGCACCTTGGTTACCTGCGAGGCCTGTATTACCCTTTACACCTGTTCTACCAGTTGAGCCAGTAGAACCTTTATTTCCTGCGAGGCCTGTATTTCCTTTAGCACCTTGATTACCAGTATTTCCTTTTGAACCTTTTGCACCTGCGAGGCCTGTATTTCCTTTTACACCTTGGTTTCCTGTATTACCTTTTGACCCTTTTGCACCTGCGAGGCCTGTATTTCCTTTTGCGCCTGTTCTACCACCTGAGCCAGTAGAACCTTTATTACCTGCGAGGCCTGTATTTCCTTTAACTCCTTGTGCTCCTGTTGCACCTTGTGAACCAGTTGCACCTGTATTTCCTTTTACACCTTGTCGACCTGTATTACCTGTTGAACCTTTATTACCTGCATTACCCTTTAAACCTGTTGGACCTTGGGGGCCAGTTGCGAAACCGAGTCCAGCTATACCTGTATTACCCTTTAAACCTGTTGGACCTTGAGGGCCTGTTGCAGCTGATGCACCTGTAGCTCCCTTTGCACCCTGTCCTCCAGAAGAAGCATTTGAACCTGCATCACCTGCAGCTCCTTTTGCACCTTGAGGACCTGTGGAACTATCTGAATCGGAACAATTATTACAAGATGTATAAGCTTGATAATTACCTGAACTGTTTAAACATAGTTGAGTACCATCAGGACTAACTGACCCTTGATTTTCATAACAAGTAGTACCTATTTTTATTACAGTAGAATTAAATTCATCTTGAAATGCAAATTCAAAATAAGCATCATCACTACATCTTGAAAATTCATAGGCGTACTCACATTCCTCTTCCCCGAATCCTTTATCGTTGTGTACTATGAATCTATTAACTAAGAACAAGTCAGATTCTTCAATATCTAATTTTGATACTGGAAACTGACCTAATAAACTTGGATTCTCGGTATTTACTTCTTGAAAACCACCTGTAACTGGCACATATTCAAATGTAGAGTTATCTGATTTTAATTTTACTAAGTAATGGTTACTATATTCGTCTGAACCCCATTCGATTCCATCTAATTGTTCAAAGTAAATATTCCACCCGCTTTGAATAGAAGAAGTGGTTTCGGTCTCTTCATCCCAAACAACTTGTCTATTTTTCTGTGCAACAAGGATATATTCTTGGTCTGTAACTGATAAGGAACCTGATGGTGTTTCTAATGTATATACATTTGCAAACTTTAAGGTATTAGAGTTATTTGCAATAGACCAAACAACTTCTTCATTTTCATTTAATTGAATATATGAAAAATCATTGAAACTACCCGTCCATGTAGTTGGTATATCATTTTGAAATGTATATCCACTCCCACTAAGACTAATACCTACAATAGTTGACCCTGAATTTATATTTTTTAATTCAGAAGTAGACCCTTGTAGATTTACTAAAGTATGTTGTGTATTTAAAAATCCAACTGCCATTGTAACCTTATTTTAGTTTATGAAGAACCACTTGTATACATTAATACAACAAATTTTGTACTTCCACTCTGAAATGTTAATAATCCATCAGTTGCCGAGTATGCAAATCCACCACTTGGACCTACTTCAGCGCCACCAATTAATGTTCCAATTCCACTTGCACCTTTCTGACCTTGTCCACCTTGAAGACCTTGAGCGCCTTGAGAACCTTTTGGTCCTTGAGCACCTTGAGCCCCCGTAGGACTTGCACCTTGAGCACCTTGAGGACCTTGAGCACCTTGAGCACCTTGGTCACCTTGAGGACTTGCACCTTGAGCACCTTGGTCACCTTGAGGACCTTGAGCACCTTGTGCACCAGTTGGACTGGCACCTTGAGCACCTTGAGAACCTTTTGGTCCTTGAGCACCTTGAGCCCCCGTAGGA